CCCTTTTATAGCAGCCTTTTTTAAATCCATTCTTTTATTAAAATCTGATGCAGACTCTCCAGGTTTAAAACCTTTCATTTCTCTCAAAGCTTTCATTGAAGTAGGCTTACCAGTAGTTTTACTTGTAAGACCTTTGTCCTGTCTTTTAAGTTTTTCATCAAAAGATAAACCTTTTCTAGCTTTCATAACTTTACCTGGTTTGACTTTTTCATCTTGAAGACCCATGCCTCTACCTTTTGCTTTTTCTGCTTTTAAGATTTTGAAATCTTGTGCATCAATTCTATTGTTGTTATTTTTATCTAACTTCTTTTGGTTACCTTTAAGTGCCATAGGTTCTCCTAATAATATTTATAATCTTTTTCTAATTTCATTGGCGGATCATCCCAATCGTCAGAATATGTAGAAACAAATCCACCTTGCCTATATCTTAACACAGCTTGGGTCATACTGTCTACATAGTCATCATACTGACCATTAGGAAATGCTGCACATTCTTCAATAACTTCCTGTGCCCAGTGTTCGTCAATAGGTGCATACACCATACCAGACTCAAACACAGGTGCACAGCTATTTATTCTAGTATATTTATCTCTTCCTCGAGCTGGAACGAAATCTACTACAGGAATTCCTGCTCGTCTAAGCTCATGTATCAGGGGTTGTCCTGAAGCCTTAGCTTCAACTATGACTGTTTCAGGTTCCCAGTAATGATATTGTTCTAATGCTAGATTTTTCAAATCAGGGAAATCATATCTTCCTTTTTGTGCATCAAGAAGTATTATGCATTTTTCATATCCTTGTACAGGTTCAAAGATTCCCCAAGTAGTAATAGCAGAATAGTCTGCTGTTTCTTTTTTAGAAAATGCAGTATCATAGGATTGTATCACGTGGAGCAGTTTTGGAAGATACTCCTTATCATAATCCTGCCACCAATCCCTTTTTATAATTGCACCCTCTTCTGAGGTTGGGTCCTGCATATACTGTGCATTCCAATTTTTTGTAGAGATTGAGGCTTTCACAGAATCTAAATCATCTTTACTCCAATACTCAGGCCAAACTGGTTTATCGTTGGGCATGATTGCAGGAAATGAAATTACTTTCCACTGATCCGCTTTTATTTCTCCTTGAGCC